AGGGTTTTTGGAACACGAATTTGCAGTAGATTTTGGTAAAGAGCCTTTCAGATTTATACATTGGAATATAACAGCTGTACCAAAAGAGATGGCAAAAGATGTTTAAAAAGAAAAAGTATACAGTTATCCGTCAAGCAATATCAAAAGACCTAGCAGCTTTTGTTGCAAACTATTTTAGTATGCAGAAACAAGTTTATGATACTTGCAGAAACGCTAGATACATTTCACCTTTTGAAAACATCATAGGTCACTATGAAGGTAGGGATGAACAGATACCAGAAACTTACAGTCAGTATTCTAATATTGCTATGGAAACTTTAATGCTTAAATGCCAACCTAAAATGGAAGAAGTAACAGGTCTTAAATTATATCCAGCATATACTTATGCAAGAATATATAAAAAAGGTGATATTTTAAAAAGACACAAAGATAGATTTAGTTGTGAGATATCTACCACTATGAATCTTGGTGGCGATGATTGGCCAATCTATCTTGAGCCATCTGGAGAGACTGGCAAAAAAGGTATTAAAGTAGATCTTAAACCAGGAGATATGTTAGTCTATTCTGGTTGTGAATTGGAGCATTGGAGAAATAAATTCAAAGGTAAGGAATGCGTGCAAGTATTTCTTCATTATAATAATCGTAAAACACCAGGTGCTAAGGACAATATGTTTGACAAGCGTCCACATTTAGGTCTTCCAAGTTGGTTTAAACGATGATATAATCTTTAGATGGGGGCAGTACACCACCACATACCTACTGCCTCCTTTTAAGGATTATTTATGAGTTTAGGATTTGACGCAATATCAGCATTACCATTTGCTACATCGGGACCCGATTCAGATGTATTAGTAAATGTAACAGGTAATAGTTTATCTATTACAATCGGTAGTGTAGGTATTATTGCTGATGCTGTTACAGAAAACTTAACTCCAAATCAACTAGCATTAGGCACAGGAACTTTAACTATTACTGCAGATGCTAACCATACGGTTACAGGAAATGCAGTATCTTTAGGTATAGGTGCATTTACAATTAATATTGATACTAATGTAACGCCTTCTGGAAACTCATTGACCTTGGCTACTGGAAATGTTACAATAACTGCTGACGCAAATGTAAGTCCTACTGGTTCAGGTCTAACATTAGATACAGTAGAACCAGGGGTTATTACGTGGAACGATATAATACCAGGAGCAACAATGGTTTGGACACCAATCAAACCTTACTAAAATTATGGCATCAACTTATTCAACAGATTTATCATTAGAACTAGTCACAACCGGTGAAAAAGCTGGTCTATGGGGCGCAATCACAAATACAAATTTACAACTATTACAAACTGCAGCATCAGGTTTTGTTGAAGTAACGTTAAGTTCAGGCACAACTACATTAAGTTTAGCTGATGGGTCGTCGAGCGCGAATGGTAAAAACCTTTACATTAAAGTAACAGGAACTTTATCTGGTAATGCTAGTTTAGCGATGCCTGCATCAACAACAGGTGGTAATGCTAACAGAGTATTTTTTGTAGAAGATGGAACTACTAGAGGTGGAGCTGGTGACAGTTACACTGTAACTTTACTTACAACAGGTCAAAGTGCATCTACACAAGTGCCTCTTCCTGAAGGTGCAACAGCTTTAGTTTATTCTAGAGGTAGTGTACCAGCAACATCATTAGGAATGCTTGACAAAGGATTTACAACAGTAACAGCTGCAAGTAAAACTACATACACAGCAGTTCCTGGTGATCAAATAGGTGTAGATACAGTAGCTAATATTGTAACAATTACCTTACCTGCGGGAGCAGTTGGTGATGAAATAGTTATTATGGATGTGTCAGCATCAAATGGTTTTGCAACAAACAAATGTGTTGTAGCACCAAATGGATCAGAAAAAATTCAAGGAACAGCTTCTTCAATAGATTTAACTACTAACAATCAATCAGTCACACTTTTCTACACTGGTTCTAATAAGGGCTGGCAACTAAAGACTAATACAGCATAGGAGTAATTAATGCTTACGAAAATTAAGTTTGCTCCTGGAATCGACAAACAAGATACAGCAGTTGGAGCAGAAGGTCGTTGGGTTGATTCAGATAATGTAAGATTTAGATATGGACTACCAGAAAAAGTTGGTGGTTGGCAATCATTACTTACAGATACTTTAGTAGGAATAGCTAGAAAACAACACGCATTTGTTGACCAAGATGGTAATAGATATGTAGCCATTGGTACAGACAAATTTTTAATTATATATTTTGAAGGACAATTTTTTGATATTAGTCCACTTGCAACAGCAATTTCTGGTGCAACTTTTACTTTTAATGGAACAACATCAGTAACTTTAACAACTTCTGCAGCACACAATATAAATGTCGGAGATATTATTCGTTTAACAGGAACAACTTTACCAGGGGGTACAACAGGAGTAACTACATCTACTTTTGATGATACTAACTTTCAAGTTTTATCTGTACCTACCTCTACAACTTTAACAATTCAAGCAGCGACAGCTGGTTCAGCATCTGCTGGTGGATCTGTTACAATTAATCCTTTTGAAGTAGTAGGTCCTGCAGCACAATCCTATGGTTATGGTTATGGTGTTGGTAATTATGGTGGTACAATTACAGGTGCTGCTCAATCAACTTTAGACGGTGCGTTGGCCGCGGATACAAATGGTAACAATGGTTCAGCTACACAAATTAGATTAGCATCTACTACAGGTTTTCCTGCAACAGGAGGAACGATTGCAGTAGGTAGTGAATTAATAACTTATACAGGTGTTGCTGGTGCAGAACTAACAGGTATTTCTAGAGCACAAAAAGGAACGTCTTCAGCAATACATAGTACTAGTGCTACAGTTACAAACGCTACAGAATTTACAGGATGGGGAGATGCAGTTGATGCAGGTACTATTACTCTTGAACCAGGACTTTGGTCCTTAAGTAATTTTGGTGATGTATTAGTTGCAACTATTGGAAATGGTAAAACATTTACTTGGGATTCTTCTATTGCAGCAAGACTATCTACAAGAGCTTCTACAACTACATCAGGATTTCAAACTACAAACAATCCAACAGCTACAAGAACAACTTTAATTTCACCAACCACACGTCACTTAATTCATTTTGGAACTGAAACAACTATTGGTAATCCTACTACACAAGATGATATGTTTATAAGATTTTCTGAAGATGAAAATATAAATGCATATGTTCCAGAAGCAACTAACACAGCAGGTACACAAAGAATACAAGATGGTACAAAAATTGTTGGAGCATTGGTTGCAAAAGAAAACATTCTAGTATGGACAGATAATGCACTATACACAATGAAGTTTGTTGGAGCTCCTTTTACATTTGGCTTTGAACAAGTTGGTACAAACTGTGGGTTGATAGGTAAGAATGCAGCAATTGAAATCGATGGTGTTGCTTACTGGATGGGTAATAATGGTTTCTTCTCTTTTGATGGTACTGTTAATACGTTACCTTGTAGTGTTGAAGATTATGTTTACGATGATGTTGATACTACAAAAGGTCAACAAGTAAACGCAGGTATTAATAACCTATTTACAGAAGTTACTTGGTGGTATCCAACCAGTGGATCAGAATTTAATAATAGATATGTAGTATTTAACTACGGTCAAAACAATGCAAGATTACCTATGGGTAATTGGTATACCGGCGTTAATACTAATTCTATTAGAACAACTTGGATTGATTCATTAGTATATCCAAGACCTTATGCTACTGCTTTTAATAGTTCTAACACAGGAACTTTTCCTGTTGTACAAGGTGAAACAGGATTAGGTCAAAGCGTATTGTTTGAACACGAAACGGGAACCGATCAAGTAAATCCAGATGGTAGTGTAACCACACTTACTTCTTTTATTCAATCATTTAGTTTTTCTTTGCAACCAGATCAAGCAGAAGTATTTTTAGCGATGAGAAGATTTTTACCTAACTTCAAAGTATTAACTGGTAATAACCAAGTAACATTATCTATAAAAGATTTTCCATCACAAGATGATATAGAAACTGCATTAAGTCCTTTTATAATAAATTCTAGTACCTTAAAGGTTGACACAAGAGCAAGAGGAAGATATGCAAATATAAAGATAGAAAATACTGGTGTAGGTGAGTCTTGGAGATTTGGTACGTTTCAAGTTGACATACAACCAGATGGAAGGAGAGGCTAATGACTAAAGTTGTAGTAAGATTACCTGAACCTAAAAAAGAATATAGTGAAGATAATCAAAGACAAATTAACAGAGCGTTAACTACAATCATTGAACAATTAAACTCTACATACTTAACACAACTTAAAGAGGACTCGGAAAGATATACGTGGTTCGGATTAGGATAAATGGCAAATATATATAAAAACCAAAAATTAGATTTAACAACTAACACAGTTACAACTTTATATACTGTAGCATCTAACTCTAGAGCTATTGTAAAATCTATATTAGTTTGTGATGATACAAATAATGGTAGTGATATTACAGTTGACTTATTTGATGGAGATCCAGCATCAGCTAACAAATTTACTATATTTCAAAATAAAGCTATAGCAGGTAATGCTACAGAACAATTATTAAGTGAGCCTTTAATTATGCAAGAAAGTGAAGTATTACAAGTAACCGCTGCAGATGCAAATAGATTGCACGTTGTAGCATCAATATTAGAAATCAACAGGGAGGACAGATAATGCCGTTTGTAGAAACAGAAGCTTCAGTTAGGTATGAAACAATTAATGGTCAAAGAGTACCAGTAATTACACCTAAAACAGAAGTAACATTAACTAACACAGAAACAGGTCAAGAATATATGTCAGATGCAGAAGCATTAGCAGACGTACAGAATGCCAGTACAGAAACTAAAGCAGAACACATCAGAAGAGATGTAAATGTGACTGTAGAAGAGATAAAGATAGGCGCTGGTTTTAATATCAGCGATTGACGAATGGTTAAAAAGCCTGTAAATTGTGATACACTCGCCTATTTACAAGTTTGGCAAACTTGCCGTTAATACATATTATAAAGAGAAACTATGGGATTTTTAAAAAAGATAACTAGACCTATTTCAAGAGTACTAGATAAGATAGTACCGAATGAAATCAAACCAGCATTACCGTTTTTAGCTGCAGCCGCACCGTTTATGGCTCCAGGAATTATGGGTGCATTTGGTAATAGTATGTTATCCAGAGGATTGATATCTGGTGGTTTAAACCTTGGATCTCAATTAGCTCAAGAAGGAAGTGACGGAGACTTTTCTGGTTTATCTACATTAATGGCAGCAGCTACCGGTGCGTTGTCTACTCCAGGAAGTGCGGGCGGAAGAACAATTGGTGACACAGGAAAAAGTTATTCTCAATATATGGGTGGAGATAGTTTAGCTAGCACTGGAACTCAAAGTGCAGGAGATTTCTTTAAAAACAAAGCACTTGGTATGGAACCAGGATTAACTAAAAGTGGTTTAGGTGCATTAGAAACAAGTTCAAATTATTTATCAGGTGTTAGTGATACTTTACAAAACAATCTATTTAGTAAAGAAGGATTAAAAGCAGCATTAGTACCAGTAGGTCAAGGTATGACAGATCTAGCAGTAGCTGAAAACAGAAGAGCACTAAAAGATTATGAAAGAGAACAAGCTGACTATGAAGCGGGAATGGATGAAGAAAATTCAAACAGAGCATTTGCTATCAGACAATCTATGGAAGCTTATGGCTTTACAGAACAAGAAATTTTAGATGCAATAGAAGCAGCAGGATATAGAGCCGGTGGTAGAGTAGGATTAGCTAATGGTGGTGATCCAGGTCCTATGGGCAATCCAGCAGTTGTAACAGAAATTGATAATATGAGAGAATTTAATATTACAGATCCTGATGTAGAAGATATACAATTTCAAGATATTAAAGAAACTGTAAAAGAAGTAGATAAAGATAAAGTTAAATCTGATATATTTGGATTAGGAGATCCAGAGCTAGTATCAAAAGTTGGAGAAGATATTAATGAAGGAATATTATCTTTAAGTGATATAATTACAGATAAAGATGGAAGTGTATATTTACCAATTCAATATTTAAGAAAACTAGGAGAAGATATGTTTTTTGGTGGTCAAAAAAATCCAGAACTACCTGAAAAAATGTATGATAAATTAAGTGATGAATATATTGAAGAAATGAAAAAGGTAAAAGAAAGAGGATATAAAGACGGCGGTAGAATCGGTCTTCAAGAAGGTGGAGCGTTAGCACCAATACTTCCACAAGCATCACAAATAACAGCACTAACACAACGACCCTTACTTGCAGGTTTGCAACCTTTACAACAAGCTCAAGCTGTTTTTCCTAGACTCAATCAATTAGAACAAGGTGTAGGCAGAGCTGAAGAAACTTTAGGAAGAATAAGAAGTAGATTAGGACCTGAACAAAAAGCACAGATTGCAGGTTTTCAACCTATGCTTCAACCTGCGTTAGGTTATCAACCACTAAATATGTTAAATCTAAACCGTGGTATAGGTATCAGCGCACTACAAAGTGGACCTGAAGCACAAGGTATGAAAGACGGCGGATTAATGAATTTAGGTGGTAAAGAAATGGATATGAGAGGCGGAGGATTTATACCCATAGGTAAAAAAGAAAAAGCTGATGATGTACCAGCAAGATTATCAAAGAATGAATTTGTAATGACTGCCGATGCTGTAAGAGCAGCAGGTGGTGGAAGCGTTAATGAAGGAGCAAAACGAATGTATGAAACAATGAACAGATTAGAGGCAAGAGCATAATGGCTGAAACAACAACTATAACAAAACCAGCACCGGTAATAGAAGGTTCGCTTACCGCCTTTTTAAAATCAATTGATAAACTAGGAGCGGGTGCAATACCTGCTGGAGGTTTTACAGGAATAGATCCGTCTAAATACAAACCAACTATTGCTGACGAATCACAATTACAACAATTTGCAAGAACACAAGCAGGTGGTTTAGGTTCTTTAATGCCTATGCAAGCTGGTGAAACAGCTCAACAATTTCAAGATAGACAAGCAGCTTTTCAATCTGCAAAAGCAGCAGGAACAGCAGGATTAGTAGGAGCAGATTCTTATCAAGCATTTATGTCTCCTTATCAAAGAGAAGTTATAGATGAAACTTTATCAGAGTTTGACAGACAACAAACCATTGCAGATACTGCTAGACGTGACCAAGCTATTCAAGCTGGAGCTTATGGTGGTGGACGAGAAGGTGTACTTGCAGCAGAGTCTGCAAGAGGTGCAGCAACAAGTAGATCAAACCTACAAGCACAATTATTAGCACAAGGATTTCAACAAGCACAGGCAGCAGCAGCTAATCAATTAGCAGCCCAACAAGGACTTGGACAATACCAACAGTCACTTGGTCAAGCAGGTCAAGCACAACAACAAGCTATATTGGATGCAGCAGCAGCAGCTGAAAGAGAACAACAGTTCCAACCATTCACACAACTAGGATTGATTGGTCAACAACTTGCACAAATTCAACCAGGCGCATTCCCTACACAAACAGTAGGTTACGCACCGCCAGCCGCTCCAGCTAGTCCATTAGCAACGGCTCTTGGAGTTGGTTCAGGTGTTGCGAGTATCGGTTCTAAATTAGGATTATTTGGATAATGAGTAGAATTTTAAGACGACCTATGTTTAGAGGTGGCCCGGTCGATAGTCGCGGATCGGGAATCACTAGTGGATTAGATAAACCTAAAAGAGGTTTAGTAAATGAACCAGGTGGTTATGCTGGTGAAAAAAGTGGTATGGATTTTTTAAAGAATGCATTAAATAAATATGTATTAGGATCTAAAACACAAATTGGAAATACATCTCCATTTAGTGCAAATACTTTACCACAGAAAAGTTCTTTTGAACAAATGATATCTAATAATCAATTTGGTAATCAAGATCCAACTAAAGTTGAAGATGTAACTATTGAAGATAAAATAGAATCATATACACCAAAAAATGAAGTAATTAGAGAAATTTTAGAAAGACAAAGCACTTATGTAGACGATGATGGTGTTGAAAGATCTACAACTACTGGAGAAGAAATTATTGTACCTTCTAAAACAACTCCTCAAGATGGATTTTTACCTACCCCAGGACCAGAAAAAGGAAGTGTACCTAAAAAAACAATTACAGATAATTTATTAAGCAATGATAGTATTTTAAATAAACAAAATACAGCTAACGAAGAATTAACATTAGAAGAAATTAGAGATACTCTTGGTTATAAAAAAGCATTTAGAAGAGATTTAGGAGATACTTTTGGTAGAGGAGCAGCAGCCTTTATAGGTGCAGAAAGTTTAACTGAAGGTGCAAAAAAATTCTTTGAATTAGAAAATCAATCAGGTCCAGGCAGAGCAGAAAAAATAGAAACAGCTGCAGCTACATTTATGCTTAAAGATAAAGCTCAAACTAAAAGAGACAAAGCTAATATTGAATTAATGAAATCTAAAATAGATTATCAAATAGAAGCAGGAGAAGATATAAGTCTACCCAAAGCTTTATTAGCTGCAAACAAAAGTGGTATGTTAAACAATAAAGAATTATCTGTAGGTATTCAAAGCGCAACATCTCCTACGACAGGTAAAAATTTTAACTTTAAAAAAGTAGTTACATTAGAAGAATTTAAAAATATTAAGGATGCTAAACCAGGAGATACTTTTGTTGTAAAAACAACAGTAAAAGACTCTACTACTGGAACAGAAAAAATACTTAAGAGTATTATAGAAATAGATTTAGACGGTACCCCACAGAGAATTTATAATATTGCATAGGAGGATAAATGGTTGAATTCACTTCCCAAGTAGACGCTTTGTTTCCCGAACTAACTTCTGAAACAACCAAACAAACAGATAAAGATACTGCAAAACTATTTGGTAGAGACGTAGGAGTAAGTAGTCTAGGCTCTTTCTTTGCTGGTATAGGTTCTGGTTTATTCAAAATACCAGAAGGTTTTGTTTCTATTGGAGCTAACTTAATAGATTTAGGTGCAGACACAAACACAGCAGAAAAAGTAGAAACATTTTTTGCAGATATAAATCCTTTTGATGAATATGCAGAAGCAACTACTGCAGGTAAGATAAGTGAAATTTTAACTAATCTAGCTATACCGGTAGGTGTTGCAGGTAAGATTGCAAGCACTGCAACTAAAGGCGCACTTGCTGCAAAGAAATCAGGTAACTATTTTAAGTTATTAGATTCAGATGGTTTACCTATTTTAGAAGGTTTAAAAAAAGGACAAAAAATAAAAGATGCCGGTAGACTAGCGCAGCTTAATAGAAAAGGTCAGGCGCTACAATTAGGTGCAACAGGTTTGGCCAGCGGTGTAGCGGAATCTATATTTGTTTCCGACCCTGATAAAGTAGGTACCTTTGGAGATTTATTTGATGTAGGTCCAACGAAATTAGAAAGAGGAGATGATTATGATCCTAGTAGAGAATTATATAATAGATTAAAACTTGGAATAGAAGGTGCTGCATTTACAGGTATATTAAGTTTAGCAGGTTCAGGTGTTAAAAAATTAGCAGACTCTAGTAAAGCAGGTAGAGTTGCGCAAGATAAAATAGGTAGAGCTTTAGACTATGTATCACAAAGATTAAGACCACGTAGTGGTAAGAACCCTCAATACTTTACAGATGAAATGGCATTTAAAGGAATGTTAGATGGTGATTTAAATAGAGCTCAAAATATTGCATTTAAATTAGACGACCAAATAGATTCTGTTATTCCATTTTTAGATAGAGCTAATATATTTTCTGGTAAAGCCTCTGCTTCTCAAACTGCAATAGCTAAACAATTAGGTAAAACTTTAGTATCTGGTTTAGATGAAAAAAGTATTGTGTTTGGAAAAACAAATGCAATTAATCCAAGAACAGGAGCAATTGCTCCAGACCCAACAGATTTTAATAGATTAAAAAATTTATATATTAAAGAAGGTTTGTCTGAAGGAGATGCTATTAAAAAAGCTACTAAAGAAGCTAAACCAGAAGAAATTTTAAGAGTTGTTCTTCCTAAAATTAATCCAAATGAAGCTTCTAAATCAATTAATTTAATTAATCAAGAAGCTAAAAAATTTGGTAAAACAATTCCTAAAGCAGAACAAAAAGCTTTTATAGATACATTAGAAGAAATGAGAGAAGGGTGGGGAGATTTACTTTCTATAGAAGGAAGATCTTTAGATATTACAAAACCTAAACGATTTGTTAAAGGAAAAGTAAAATCAGGTCCTTCTGTGTTTGATAGATGGAAAAAATTATTACCACAAACATTAGAAGAAAGATTAGATAGTGGTTATAAAGTATTTAAAAATAATCCTATAAAACTAGCAGACAATCTTGCTCCTGCAAAAGAATTAATAAAACTAGAAGAAAAAAATATAATAAAAATAGCAGAAAATTTACCTACTCCTGTTAAAATTTCTAATCAAGAAGCAAAAAAAATAGTAGCTGATATTTATCAATCAGCTTTTATAGATAGAAAAATTCCTTTATCAAACAAAGGAAATGTATTATTTAAAATACCTAATTATTTTGTAGATAAATCTTTTGCATCTAAAGCTGCTAAATATCCTAACAAACAACTAAAACAATTAACCCCTGATACACAAGCGTTAGCCAAAAGACTTTTAGGTAAAGATGAAAGTGCTATGTCTACAATATTAAACGGCACTAATATGTTATCTACAGTTATTAGAAGAGATGAATTTTATAGAAATTTAGCTAGAAATTCTAATGATATCAAAGTTGCAAGAGCAGCTAAAATAAACGAATTAATGAAACAAGGTATGTCTGCTGAAGAAGCTTCAGCTAAAGCTCCTATTCAAACTTTTTTTGATACGGAAGAAGAATTAATAAAAGCAACTGGAGCTAAAACTGGAGATTATCGAAGAGTAGGAACTGTTTCTCAAAGAGGGGAAGAGGGTTTAGAACAAATAAATCCTTTAACAGATAGAAGTAAAGAAAGAATGTTATTAAAAGGAGAACTTGATCCTAAAACAGGTAGATCAGTATGGGAAGAAACAGCCAATCAAACATTAAGAAAACCAAGTACTAGAAGTTTAATAAATGATTATGAAGCAGGTTTTGGTAGAAGACCTGGAGAATCCGTAAGTGAATATATAGCGAGAAAAGGTAAAGATGAAGTGCTTGTTGATGTTGCTAGTATTAATCCTTTAACTGGTAAGTGGACATTAAAAGGAAATGCGGATGCTTTATATAATGTAAATAAAAATATTATTGGTCCTGACAGTGGGTTTGCCGGCAGACTTTATACAAATGCAATTTTATATCCTAAAGCTACATCTCAAATGGCTAAAACTATTCTCTCACCTTTTACCCATATGCGTAACTTTTTAAGTGCAGGAGCTTTTGCTACAGCCAATGGTCTTATACCTTTTATAGGTCCGGGTGAAGGAGCCGCAAGAAAAGCGTTAAGAGCTTTACAGTTAGGACCAAGAACTAAAGAAGGTAATGAAATTTATAGAGAGTTACTAGAAAGAGGTGTAGTAAATTCTCAAGTTCAATTAGCTGATTTAAAAGCTTTGTTAAAAGATATAGATTTTGGATCTACTCTAGGATCTATAAAAGCATTTAATAAATTAGCAAAAGGTTTATCAAGAATAAAAAGATTTGCTCAAGATGCCTATACAGCTGAAGATGATTTTTGGAAAATATTTTCTTATTATAAAGAACAAGATAGATTATTTGCTGCATATGAAAAAGCAGGGATTGCTCAAGGAAACAACTTTGTAAATATGGCAGGTAATACTGTTAAATTTAATAGAGAAACTGTTGCTCAAGAAGCTGCTGCAATTGTTAGAAATAATATTCCAAACTATGCTTATGTTTCTGATTTTGTAAAAGGATTAAGACAGTATCCTGTTGGAAACTTTGTATCATTTCCTGCAGAAATTATGAGAACAGGAACTAATATTGTTAAAAGAGGTTTAGATGAAATATTTTATTCTGTAAAAGTAGGAAAAGATACTGTTAATCCTTTAAGAACAATCGGTCTTACAAGATTACTTGGAATGGGAGTTACTACTAGTGCTGTTCCTTATGCTGCTGTGTCTGCAGGTCAAGCGCTTTATGATATTAGTAGAGATGAGTTAGAAGCTATAAGAAGATATGTACCTAAATGGTCTAAAAATTCTACATTAATACCTTTAAAAGGGGATGATGGTAAATTTAAATACATAGATTTTTCTCATATGAATGCATATGATACTTTAACAAGACCTATTCAGACGGTTATTAATAGAGTCCAATCAGGCGAACAAGATAAAGATGGTATTATGGATGATTTTATTTTAGGTTTATTTGAATCTACAAAAGAATTAGCAGATCCATTTATTACAGAATCTATTTGGACAGAAGCATTAGCTGATATTTATATGAGAGGCGGAGAAACAAGAGATGGTTTTAGAGTTTATAATGAAAATGATTCTGCAGGTAATCAAATTTATAATAGTTTAGCTCACCTAATAAAAGCTCAAGCTCCACTTAACTGGCAACAATTAAAAAGACTTAATATGTCTTTAAAACCAGAAGATAATTTAGGAAGATTTAGTAAAGGTGGTAAAGAATATGAATTTGGAAACGAACTAGCAGGTATTATTGGAGCAAGAGCTGTTGAAATAGATCCTGCAAACTCTATTAAATATAAGGTTGCAGATTATTCAAGAGGAACTAGAAATTCAAAAGCCTTGTTTACTGCAGCAATGTTAAAAGGGGGTCCAGTAACACCAGAAGAAATATTTGATGCTTACATTAATGCTAACAAAGCTTTATATAAAGTACAAAAAACTATGTCAGATGATATTAAAGCTGCTCAAACTTTAGGTTTGAATGAAGATCAATTATATACTGAAGTTGCGGAAAGAATAGGTGGACCAAATTTTGGATATTTATCAGAAGGTTTATTTAGACCTATGAAAATTAGTACTGGAAGTTTTATTGGTTTTCAAGAGATAGCGGACCAATTAGGAATAGCTAATCCAATAGAATATGTAATTGATTCTATAGAAGAGTTAAGAGCATCATTAAGTGAGTATTCATTAACTAATGAAAATATTCCAGACATAAAAAATCCTTTTAAAAATTTACCTAAACCTGATTTAGGGAACACACCTGTGGGACAACTACCACCATTAGTATCAGGAGCCACTCCTTCTGTAGTAAATGCTAATGCTCAATATGGTAGTGTTCCATTTACATCATTACCTCAAGATCAAAAAGAAGCAGCAATAGATAGACTATTCGATTAATTATGGCAATAGAACCCAAAACAACCAGAGAACACATTTTATCTTTATACGGACACATTTCAGGTGTTAAGAAAAATTTAAAACACGTACACGAGGATGTAGAAAAATTGGGCGGTAAGATAGATAAAGTCTATTGGGTTCTTTTAGCAGCAGCGGGAACTGCTGCACTCTTCGCCATAGAAAAAATCATTAACTAGGAGAAAAATTATGCAGTTGAGTAAACACTTTACTTTAAGAGAGATGACCAATTCGATGACCGCGCAGCGTAAGGGCATAGATAACACACCAGGATCAGGAGAGATTAAAAGTTTAGGTGATCTGTGTTATGAGGTGCTTGAGCCGCTACGTGCGTGGGCAGACAAACCTGTGACCATCACCAGCGGATACCGGAGCGAGGCGCTGTGTGAAGCGATCGGTAGCAAAAAGACATCGCAGCACGCGAAGGGCCAGGCGGTCGACCTAGAAATATTTGGCGTACCCAACATTAAGACAGCTTACTGGCTACAAAATAACGTTGACTTTGATCAGCTGATTATGGAGTACTTTGATCCTGAAGATCCTGCAGGCGGATGGGTCCACATAAGTTATCACGAATCAAATTCAAATAGAAAACAAGTTCTTACTTTTGACGGAAAAAAATATACTGAAGGTCTTCCAGATATGGAATGGAAAGACGGCAAAGTTGTAGGTTAACGACACATACAGCCAATAAAACTACCACTACCATCATTCATTATATGTAAGTTTAAACTATCTACATAACCTGTAAGTTTAAGTCTTAAAATATCACACAAAGCAAAACAATCTACTTCAGCAGTTATAGCAATACCTTCCATTATCTTTTTTGTAACAGGTATCAATTGATACAAACCATCATTTAAAATGATTAGTTCCATTAAATCTCGTGGCCCATATCTAAAGTTAACATATAAACTTTTTTAGGAACTTTTTCTGGATTGTCTACAAAAGTATATTTATTCATATTCTTAACAATAGGTTCTGGAAGTTTATTATCTTTTACCATTTCAGATATGTTCCATTCCCATATTTTATCATTATAAAATTTATTTTGATAAAGAAATATTATGTTATGTTTTTGAGCTATCTCTATATTTTTTTTCATCTTGTCTTCTTGTAGAATAAAATTTGGAAATGTATTGTGATTACAATTTCTTTTTTTAAATTCTACTATCTTACTCCAATTCCAAAAATCAAAAGATTTCATTTCCTCGGGAACCAAGCGAAGTTTATCATCCTGGTACTCCGGTTTATTGTTTAAATATTCTATTTGTTTCTTTCTATCGTAGTCGTCGTTTTGATTAAATCTCATTATATCCAGTCTCTTAACTCCTCTCCCATTACTTGTGTTGCTATATTTATTTTCTTACGCAGTGCCTTACGGATCTTTTCATCTACAGTTTTTGGTGCTATAAGATCAACGTATGTTACTGATTTTTTCTGACCTATTCTATGTGCTCTATCTTCTGATTGTAATCTTTTTTCTAGATCATAACCATTGGAATAATAAATAACATTACTCGCAGCGGTTAAAGTAATACCATAACCACCGGTCTGGGGATTACCAATAAAGAATCGCGCTTTAGAATTTGGATCTTGAAACTTCTTAATATTATCTTGTCTTTTTTCAGAATCAATTGCACCATAGTATTGAACAATAGAATCATCACCATACTCATCATTAATCGCGTTAACGATTTGTTTAATATCATATACATAGTTGGCCCAGATAATAACTTTACCTTCTACTTCATCAAGGACTTCTAGTAATGCTTTGATTCTATTACTCTTTACTTCAGTAATACTACCATCATCATTCTTTAAATGACCACAAGTGATCTGATGTAGTCGCATCATTTGTGTTAATACGTGAGGCGCTGTGGCCATCTTACCTTTTAGAGAAGCAAGGGCCGCGGATTTCATAGTCGCGTAAGCTTTAGTTTGTTCTTCTGTTAATTCTACTTGTCTTTCAACATAAGTTTTAGGAGGTAAATCTAGACAGTCTTCTTTCAAACAACGATAAGAAAACTTCT